GCGTTATGGCGTTCAACTCGAAATATTTTAAGCATTACGGCATTGCCAATGAACCGGACTTGAAAATGGCTGATGTGGTTGCTGGTCTATACGCATCACGTCAAAATGTCGAGGTCGTTTGTCTAGCGCATGATGGATTCTGGATTAAAGATATAAACACGAACGATGGCGGTATCTATGTCGAAGCGAGAAATAACGATTCGAGACAGACCGAACTATGCGATCAAATCCTTGACAATAAATATCCTATTTCATTTGTGTAAATAAGTTACTAAATTGATACCAACTAATACTATTGCCTATGTTTCAGGTCAAAAACTTTAAAGCTACGACAAAAGACATTGATCTTGCGCAGGGTATTATAACTGCGTACTGGTCAACATTCGATGTGGTCGATTCCGATATGGACTATTTCGATGTATCAGCGTTCAACAAATCGATACAAGAACGAGGTCCTAAAGGGACGAATCGCATCATGAAACTTTGGCAACATAACCCAACCATGCCGTTGGGTAAGCCAATGGAACTTTATACCGATAATGTTGGTTTGATTGCGGTTACTAAAATCAGCGAAACCAGTTACGGCAAGGACGCATTGAAATTATATGCTGATGGCGTTCTAAACGAACACAGCGTTGGATTTCAAACAATCAAATCAAACTACGACGATTCACGTAAGGCAACCCGAATAAGCGAAGCTAAGTTATGGGAAGGTTCTGCTGTTACGTGGGGAGCAAATGAATTTACGCCAGTTATATCTGGGAAGTCAATCGATAATGCCGGACTGATAGAGCAATACAACGTTGTATGCAAAGCGTTCTATTCCGGCGATTATACCGATGACACGTTCAAAATTCTTGAAGTGCAAAAGAAACATTTCGAGACAATCTTTACGCAATCACTTGAAACTAAAGAGCCGTTGCAAGACACTCCTGTTGTGGATCAAGCCGAGAAGTTAAAGGAATACTTTAAACAACTACAACTTGAAACCGAAATACGGAGAATAACCAATGGAAGACATTACCAAAGTACTTAGCGAAGGACTTGATGCTGTTAAAGGCGTCCTAGCTACACAAATCAAAGAGACTGAAACACGTCTCGAAGGCATGATCGAAAAAGCGCAAGAAGAAGCAAAGCTGAACGGCGCAGTTCATGGCGAAACAGCTGAAACGCTGAAATCACTTGAGAGAAATTTCGTCTCTTTAAAAGAACGACAAGATGCATACGAGAAAAGCAATGCACGTTTGGGCGCTAACGGCCAGACAGGTAACTTCACCGATGCGTTAAAAACAGGCTTAGAGAAAAACATCGAAGCGCTTAAGGAGTTCAAAAACTCTCGTAAGTCCGTCAGTTTTGACCTTAAATCTACTATGTCGCAAGGCGCAAGTTTAGAGGATCAAGTAATACCTCCGACACGAGTTGCTGGTGTTAAATACGATCCGGAAAGAACCGTTCGTGTACGTCAGTTCTTGCCACAAGGCACAACCGACTCGAACGCAATTTTCTACGTTCAAGAAACCAACTTCAACGATGGCACTGACATCACACGTGAGACCTATGCCAAACCGGGTAGTGATTTCAAATTGGAGCAAAAATCTGCTAACGTTACCAAGATAGCGGCGCACTTCCGAGTTTCCGAAGAAATGTTGAACGACATTCCTTACCTTGCTTCACACATCTCGCTACGTGGTGTTGAGAAGTACAGAAACAAAGAAGATCAGCAGTTGTTATACGGTACGGGATTGAACAATCAAATCGAAGGATTGACTGTTTCATCTACAGGCTACCAGTTCGGATTGACCGATACTTTCGCTCAAGAAGTAGACGTATTGCGTACAGCGTTCAAACAGCTTCGTAATGGCAACTACAACCCAACAGCGGCGATGATATCAATTAACCGATATTTCGATATGTTAGGTCGTAAAGATGCTGACGGTCGTTACATCCTTCCGGATGGCGTAGTATTGGATTCAGGCATATTGAGATTACTCGGTGTACCTATTATCCCGACTAACGCATTAGCGACTAACGACTTCTTGGTTGCTGACTTCCCGATGATGACAACCTTGTTTGATCGTGAAGGCGTCAATGTACGTTTCTACGACCAAGATGAGGACAACGCTACCAAGAACTTGGTAACTGTTGTAATCGAAGGACGATTGGCATTGCCTACATACTTGCCGGGCGCAGGTAGATATGGCAACTTCGCAGCGGCTATCAAAAACGCTGGAAATAGCTAAATAATAATTTGGGGGGTAGTTTAGGCTACCCTCCTATTTTTTTATCCAACATGGCAACATATTACGTCAAGCGACCATTCGATTGGTCAGATGGTATCAAGCAAATCGGTCAGACCGTAGAGATTTACAATGATCGAGATGCGAAACTGATGGCGCAGAAAGGTTTGATTCACATGGAATTATACCAGAACAAAGCTGAAAAAGCCATCAAAGAAATTAATAACAAAGCCTATCTCGTACATGACAAGGGCAATATGTTCTTTGTGAAACGAGCCGGTGAAGTGATCGACAGGCTAACCAAGAAAAAAGCACAGGAACGCCGAGATGAACTTAATGCAGAATCCGCTACGATCACCTGATCGTGTTGAAACCTATCTTACTGTTGTAAATAAAACCATTACCGGCGCACCAGTTGTAACAAATGCTATGGCACAGGAATGGGCAAAAACATCTGAAAACCTGACGAGTTTAATTGATTATGTGACCGATTATGCCGAGCAGGAAACGTCATTGGCACTGCGTGAGCAAACCGTAATAGCCGTGTATCTATCCTGTGGTATGGTGTTCGATCTACCGATACGTGGCGCACTAGCCATTACTAATATTAAAGACGAGAACGGCAATAACATTGAAACGACCGAATATGAACTGGTCGGCAATACCGTATTGCTTCGAGAGCCACGACTTAAAAAGACCACAGTAACCTACACAGCGCATTATCAATCAAGCATGGTCGAACTGGCTATATTGAAACTAACCTTGTCGCATTTTGAAGATAGGCAGGACAATGTAATCGGATCGAGCGCACAGGAAATGAAAAACAGTTCAAAAGCTATTCTAAGACCATTCATGAGGTACTAACGTGGCGATCAACCGTAATAAGACAACCAATATCGGCGAGTTAAGGCAGCAAGTTAAATTGCAGTCCTATACAACCGTGTCCGATGGTATGGGTGGCAGTTACGGTACATGGTCGGACGTATCGACTACATGGGCGGATATCAGGCCGTTAAGCGGTAGCGAGATACTCGAATTCGGCGCTATACATGGCAACGTGTCGCACCGAGTGGTACTGCGCTATCAGCCTAATATATCGAATGAGAACCGATTCGTCTATAAAGGCCGGTCGTTCAATATCAAGTATGCGTTAAACTTAGGCGAGGATTCTAAAATATTGGAATTACTTGCATCAGAGGAGGTCGCACATGGCAATGACAGTTAAAGTTGAAGGTGTCGATAAGTTGATGAAGCAGTTGATGAAATACAATGATTCGGTTGCTAAGGAAACGGTTAATACGATTAATCGTGGTATGTTGGAAGTGGCTAACGAAGCGAAACGACGAGCACCGGTTGACTTTGGCCGTTTACGTTCAAGTATATCACTGACCAAAGCAACAGCGTCCGATCCAACTGGAGTTACATTTGTCGGCGTTGATTACGCACCGTTTGTCGAGTTTGGTACAAAGTCACGTACAGAAGTACCACAAGGATTGGAGCAATACGCATCACAATTCAAAACAAGCGCAGACGGAGCAACCGGTGGCGTTCCGGCACAACCGTACCTATTCCCGGCATTCGAGCAGGAACGACCCAAAATAATACAGAACCTTGAGAACCTATTAACCAAGTTTGAACAATGAGAGATCCGGCATTTGAAATCCAAAGCGAATACTACCGTTTATTAAACGGCCAAGTAACGTATGCCGGTAAGGTTGTACCTGTTTATGACGTTGTACCTAAGAATCCGAGTTATCCGTACATACAAATCATGGACAAGACCGACACAGGCGCACCGACTAAATCAAGTTTTGGCAATGAGATTACACAAGGCATCTCGATAGTAAGCCGATTCGACGCCTCATTTGGCTCAAGAGCGCCGATCTATCTTATATCGGATCAAGTACAGCAAATTATATTAGCACGTCCTGTGGCGCTAAATATCGATGAATTCGATGTAATCACAGCGACGTTGGACAATTCACTTACACGAAAAGAATTAACTCAAACATTCTTATATTTGATATATGAACTTCGGTTCAGACATATTGTTCAGCAGTTAGTACCGACATTCGACCAAACCTTTGATCCAACATTCTTATGAGCCAAACATTTAAACAACGAGCGCAAGTAATTCAGAGCGAAACGGCTGCAAATGCTAACACGGCATCTCGTGTCGGTGGATTGATGACGGATATGTGCGATCAGTTCGACACGGCCTTTGCTAACTACTTCGACTTTGACAGC